AATTATGAAATGCGTAGAGCTGCTGGTCGTGGTAAAGCGACACACACTTTAATTGAACAATATATGAAAGGTGAAACACCAGGCGAAAGAGCTGTGTTGCCTTTAGGTCTATTCAGACTAATCAAACCATATGTTGACCAAATCACTAATGTACACTTGTTAGAAGCAATCATGTACAGTAAACAATTGACACTTGCTGGTCAAGTAGATTGTATTGCTGAATATAATGGCAAGTTGTCTGTTATTGATTTTAAAACCTCTAACAAATATAAGCAAGAGGATTGGGTACAAGGTTATTTTCAACAATGTACTGCCTATGCTATTATGTATGAAGAGCTATTCGGAACTCCCATAGAACAAATTGTTGTCCTTATTGCGTGTGAAGATGGTAGCGTACAATCATTTGTAAAAGAAAAGAAAGATTTTATCGAGCCTCTAAAAGAGCAAATTGCTGGTTTTTATAAATATTATGAAGAGCTAAATAAAGATAAAATTACTAGTCAATCATAGTCCCTATCTTTAAAGGAGGGCTTACATGAAAATAATTAAAGGAATTATTATGGGTATGCTATCAACTGTAGCAGTAGCATTGTTTTCAGTTACAGCGACCGCTGATGACCATTATTCATTTTACCAATCACACGCTCCTATTATCTGTGGCGATACAAAGATAGTAATGGAGTATGGTGCTGAAAAAGGTTGGACACCATTTAGTGTTTCATTCGGTAAAGTAAATGGTAAAGAAGATGGAGATATTGCATTTGTAGTTACACATTGGTTGAAACAAGGAACAACTCAACAAATGGTAACTATGCAGGCACCAGATGGTTCAGAAGCTTGTATATTGTATATAAGTTTTGATACAACAATTAATCCAAGTTTTAATTTAAAAGGTTTGGATTTATAAGAATTAGTCGTTGACGACAAACATGGTAGACAGGCTGGACGAGGGTGCGATTCCCTCCGCCTCCACCATAAACACATTTACTGAGTGTGCTTATAATGGGGGCGATATAGGATTCGACAGGTGTTGAGAAGTTTGTAAGAGATTAATAGGTGGCAACCTTAAATGCTAATTAAACGCAAACGATAATAACTTTGCATTAGCGGCCTAGTCGCTTAGGGTTTTGTGGATTGTACCTCGTAACAGAAACAATCCACGCTTGACAAATTATAATAATATGGTATAATGATTACATGAAAAGCAAAGAATTTAGTTTAAAAATAGAGAAGATAGCAAAAGAAAAAAGATGTAGTCTAATGGACGCCATTTTAGAATTTTGTAAAGAAAATGACCTGGATCCAGGTACAGTTGGAAGTCTAGTTTCCAAATCACTTAAAGAAAAAATCAAAGCAGACGCAATTCAATTAAAGTTACTAAAAAATAGTAGCTCAGCTCCACAAGGAAAGTTACCAATACAACTAATTGATAAAATGGGTAGTGACTTATCAGTTGTAAATGCAGCTCGTGTTTCTTTTTCAAAAAGAAAAGATGTTATTGACCAAGGTGATGAGAAGTTAATTAAGTATCTTGCAGACCATGACCATTGGTCGCCTTTTGGTCATACTACTCTACAATTTTTAATTAAAGCACCTGTGTTTGTTGCAAGACAATTAGTAAAACACCAAGTCGGTTTAGTTTGGAATGAAGTCAGTAGAAGATATGTAGATACACCACCAGAATTTTATGTGCCGTTTATGTGGCGAGGTGCACCTGAAAATAAAAAACAAGGTTCAAGTGAAATAGAATATGAATACGATATTATGCCATTAGTAGATGAGGCTAAAAATACATATGAAAAAATGATTAAGGAAGGCATTGCTCCTGAAATGGCAAGAATGGTATTACCACAAAATATGATGACAGAGTGGTATTGGACAGGTTCACTTATGGCTTTTGCTAGAGTGTGTAATTTAAGAAATAAATCTGATTCACAAGAAGAAACAAGAATGATAACTCAACAAATGGCAAGACATTTACTTGACCATTTTCCAATTAGTGCAAAAGAATTATTAGATGAAGAAGTATAAAGATAAAATTGACGACTTTTTTAAATGGGTCAAAGGCACAGAATTAGTTGAACTTGATGATATTGATGTATCAGAGGATCCTGTTAGACCAGAATTAACTCTTGGTTTTAGAATCACACATGGTAGAAAGATATTTGGTTTAAAATATGAAAATGAAATTGAAGCAATTGTCTGTGTAGCATTTTGTCCTGAAGTACCATTTACTGTAAGAGAAATGGATTACATGTCAAGAGTAACCGATTTAAAAAATATTGGTATTGCATATACAGTATGGTCACGAAAGCGTGGTGCAGGTAAAGAAATTATTAAGAAACTAGGTGAATGGGCAAAAGAAAACAAGGTAGATAGATTAGTTACATTATCACCATTGACACCAATGGCAACACATTTTCATATTAGAAATGGTGCTAAACAGGTACATATAAATGATGAAACACAAAACTTTGAGTATAAAATTTTATGACATATGAAGTAATAGATAATTTCCTACCTGAGTTTCAACATAAGAAAATACAAGAGGTTCTTTATGGCACTCACGCAACTTTTCCATGGTTCTACACAGCAGATACTTTACCTGTAAAGGATAGTTACTCACAATTTACACATATATTTTTTAGAAGCACACATCCAGAATATATGTTTAGTGATTATTTTCATGTTGTAGAACCACTTGTAAATATGATAAACCCGGATATGTTAATTAGAGTAAAGGCAAATAGTACATCTCCTGTAGAATTAGAAAAAGATAGACTAGCTCCGTTTCATGTAGATTATGATAAATCAATAGGTATGGTAGGTGTTTATTATGTAAACTCAAATAATGGTGCAACGGTATTAGAATCTGGAGAAGAAATTGAATCAGTTGAAAACAGATTTGTTAAATTTGGTAGTGATTTGAAACATGCTGTAAAAAGGCACACAGGTGTTAAAAATAGATTTGTAATTAATTTTAATTGGTTAGAAAGATAATATGTATGGTGGATTTGATGTATTTAAAACATATCTGGCAGTCAAAAATCATTTCACCTCTGACTATGATTATTTCAAATATGGTGGTAGGGTTACAGCAAAGTTGGAAAGCTTTACGAAACGGTCAGATAGGTATTTTTTTCACAAGTTATCTAAAAGATATGCTGAGCGAGATATACTGGATTATTTTGTTAGTAATTTTGCTGTTGATGGCAATAAGTGGATTGGTAATGTTATAAACAATGAGGGTGCTGAAAATTATACCAAGTATAGAAAATACAAAGATGGCTTTGATTACCATTTCCGCAACGATTGTGTGGCTATTCGTAATGACCTTGACAACCGTTCTATTCTTTTTGATGATGGCTTTGATGTGGTTAACGGACAACATCCTAGAGTTTTACGACTATTACTCAGAAAAAAAATTCACCTCCAGACCGCCATCATTCTTGATACAGTATTATCGTTTAGTAAGATATGGGATAAGAAAATTGAAGAGAAAATTGTTTGGCCAAAAATTAAACAAACACTCAATAAACTCAAACCTTTTGTAACATATAATGAAACACAAGCGAAATTAATTATGAAAGAGGTATTTGTAAATGACTAAAGAAGAAGTGAGAAAGAAATTAGACGATAAGATAAAAGAATTGAACTCTACTAGAGTATTCAAAAAGATTACACCAAAAGGTGACTTGTCTTGGTATATTAAATGGGTATCTAGTATATTCATTATTATTGGTATGGCATTAACAAGTGCTAACTTATTTCCTATTAACATTATAATTCATGGGATTGGTGTTACAGGTTGGTTAGTTGTGGGTATGTTATGGCATGACCGTGCATTAATCTTCCTAAATGCAGTTGCTATTTTCGTATATGCAACTGGACTATTGAATCATTATTATGGGTAAAAAAATGCAAAAGATTAAAAGTTTTTGGTCATCAAGTTATAAATCAGATAAAGTGGCTTTCTATTTTGAATTAACAAGTTTCTTATTTACAGTTGGTGCAAGTTTGACACTTGCCTTTACGGCTGATA